CTTCTTCCCACCATGCTTTGGCTTTGTCGCCAAGGGTTTCGTTAGATGCAGCTTGTGCGATTATTCTGGCCCAGATTGGGTCGCCTTTTTGTATTCCAACTTTGTTTAATTTGATTTCAAGGCGCATAAGTTCCTGCTGTAAATCCAGGCCGGTTAATGCCATTTTAGCTGCTTCTGCTTCATAGTAGAGTTTCTTTACTGCATCTGCCTGTTGCAGTGATTTGGTATTGTTGTCAATTAGGTTTCCGATGGTTGTAGCCTCGGTTGCTCTTACGTTTGCTTCTGCGGCCTGTAAGGTTGTAGCTTCTAGCTTTTGCTTGAGTTGTAAATTGAAATTTGTATCTCGGATTTCGGCATCTGTTTTTACGCGGCTTAGAGCCGATGTTTTAATACCTTCTGATTGAAAGAGGGTATTCATTTTGGTGTTTGCGGTTTGTGCAGCACGATTTATGATGTCTGCATTTATGAGGTTTTCTTGAACTTTTAGGTTGTTGATTTGGGCTTGTTTTACGCGCCAGTCGGCGTATTGGCCGAGATTTTGTAATGGATTGTCCATTGTGTATGGGGCTGCATTGGCGGTTGGAACCGCGTCAGCGTTTCCGGATGATCCTGATGGAGAGCCTCCATAGATTAAGTTGGGATTAAGTCCGGCTTCTTTGAGCCGTGCCATAGATTGAGTTGGGTGGTTGTAGGCGTTTGCTCGATTCCATTGTTCGAGGTTGTATTGATTGGCAGTTTCCTGCCGCCGCCGTGATCCGGCATTTTGTAGGGCACTCGCTCCGTAGGCTCCTGCCATTGATAGGCCGCCAGCTATAAGCATGGCACCGCCTTCTGATATTGGCATTGGTTTTTGTTTTTGAGTTTAACCGTCGTTTGCGTTTAGGTCGATGCGTTACCTGGTAACCGGTTTATTGTAGTTTTATAGATGTGTTGTACGGTTTGGTTTTTGTGTTTTGTGTTTTTTTGAGGTAGCCACTTTGCCCTAGGTAGTACGTTCCTCCTAGCTTTCATTCGTTCCTCATTGGCTTCGTCGGGCGTGACCCGGGTCAAAGTGGCTTTCTTCCTCTGGTAGAGGTATGTGGGTTATCCGTACTGTATTGCTTCCTTGTAGTGAGAGAGTAGTTCGGCTGTTCTCTCGAGGAAGATTGTTTGGGTTATTACTCTGTAAGAGTAAAGTTTGAAGTTGCTTTCTATATCTATAGATAGCATTATTGATAATGCGAGTCGTCTGTCGATCGCATTTTTTTGGACGAGTTGGTCCATTTGGGTGTCTGGTATAGTAGTCAAAGTCCTGGGGATTTGATGATGATTTAATTGATGTTAAATGTAGCTAATTGCTGTCAATTAGCACTAAGTATAACGAGGGGTTTACTTAGGGGCACCTTTCGGTGCGCTGTTTGGCCTTGAGAAGGCCGTTGCGGGGTTAAGCCTCATTTTGAGGCTTGCGTCCCGCGATCCCCTTCGGGGATGGTAGGAGGCTTTTGAGGAGGCGTACCGAGAGATTTTTTTATCTCGTCCTCCAGATCAAGCTGTTTTTGGTCTTTTTCGGCTTTGCGCCGTTCAGCAGCTTGCTCTTTTTCGGCTTTGTGTTGTTGGTCAAGGACCATTCTGCGATGTTCGAGTTCGGCCTTATATGCGGCCGGATCGGTGAGATCAATGAAGTTTGGGATTGGTTCGTCAGTTCCGAAGAACTGGCCTTGGTTCATTTGTGCGTTCATGGGTAATCCTCTGGAGTGGTTGATTAATAGGTTCCGGACGCTGATGTTCTGGTCCGGTATTGTCTTGGAAGGCTGTTTGTTTATTTCGCCGATTGCTTGAGTGTAGTTGAATTGGGTTCTAAATTTTATCTCTTTCATTTCGTATTTGATTCTGGTGTTTTCGAAATTGGTCTATGACCCATTGGTGATGCTTTAGTGGGTCGTTTTGAAAGTGTTCCTCCATTTTCTTTTCTGTTGATTCTTTAGCAATTGCTGCTAAGATTTTTTTATCTCTTTCTGAAAAGATTTTGTTTTTGTAGTACCTGGGCAGGGCGGTTTTTACGCCTGATATTGGTACGAAGGTTTGGAGGTTCTCTTTAAGGTAAGTTGTCATTTGAGGGGTGAGGAATTCTTTACCGATTCCTTTTGAGATGAGTGAGAATTCGGGTTGTGGTCCGTTAATCTCTTTTTTTGCATAGGTGAGTTTTTGGATGTATTTGCAAGTATAACGCATTGATTTTTCGTTACCTTGTCCAATGTGGATGTGTCCCTTACCCCATGCTGTGTTAAGCATTTTGGGGTTTGTTGTTTCTTGTATTGGGATGTTGAAGATTATGGCATGGTAATGTGGACGTTTTGTCTTGCTTCCGTACTCGCCGCAAGCATAGTATTTTATAGGTTTTTGAGTTTTGCCATAGAAGAAGCGTAATCGCTTCATGAAGTCCTGGTAATCGGATTTTAGTAGTGTTGGTTCGCCGTGTTCGGTTGATGGGATGTTTTGATCGTCATATGTGAGCGTTAAGAATACGCATGACGTTGAGTTCTTTGCTTCCTGTAAAAGCCGAAACGTCCATCCGTTCGACCTTCTGTTTAGGCATTCGATGCACTTACCGCAAGGAACGGAAACAGTATGGTCGCCGGAGATGGAGCGTTTCGGCCGGTACATAGTGAAGGGTGATAAGCACATTAGAGTCGGATACCGCCTCTTGCCATTCTGTAGCTGTTCACCTTTCGGTTGGCTTTCTTTTGTTTTTTCATAATTTGGAATTGCCGAAGTATGGCATTTTACGGGTTGCGGAGATTTGATGAAAAATGTGAGCGTATACGTGTTCGGCGTCAGGTTCTTCATTCGCGAAGATGCGAGTGGTGGGTCTTGCGTTGATGAACGTTTCGTTCAGTTCTGGGTTGGTTGAAAATCGCCTGGCCATGTGCCAAAAGTCAAGGTTGCTTTTGAATTTGCCGTGAACTGTTGAAGGCAAGAATTTGTACTCACTGTATCGTGGAATGTAGCCAAATACTTCTTCGTTTATTGCCGGGTCTTCCTGTAGATAGAGCTCTTTGTTCTGGATTGCCTGCTCGCCGATTTGTGCAAAAGAGGGCCAAAAGTAATCAAATTTATCAAATTTGAAGAAATGTTTTGGGATGCCCTGGAAGTAACTGGTCCTGGGCATAATTGACATTATGCCGAATATGTAGCCGTGTTCTTCAGCGTAGAAGTCAACGGTGTTTGTTTGGCCTACGTTGATTCCGTGTCCGGCCATGTTTCCCTGCGGGGTTGCTTCAGAGACGGATGTCTGAAGTACTTCGCTAAAGCTTACAGTTGATTTACCGCCGCCGAGGAATTCGGGCCGTTGCATTCTTGCGTCAGAACTTCTGACACCAAAATGGGATAGGATTGATTCCACGTATCGAGAACCGCCCCGTGCGTTTTTTTCTAACCATTCTTGAAGTTTGAATGCACGGCGCAGGTCAATGATTCCAGCAGCAGTTGCGCTGGATAAATCGGTAAAGTGTTCTCGTGAGATGTCGAATGACATTGGGTCTATTCCTCCGCCGTAAGTCTGGCTTGGTGAAGCTAATGGGGTAATAATGTTTCCGGAAAGAGGGTATGGTCCACCGGCCATGTTGCGAACCTCAGTTGGTAAGCCTGAGGTTCGGTAGATAATAGGTGCTTCCGTTCCGAGTGGTATGGTTGCTTCTGGACCTTTCTGGGTAAATGGTAGTGCGCTGGTAAAGTAGTCATGTTCCCATGCTCTGTATTTAGGTTCGCCTAAGAAATTAACAACGAGTGGGGCATCAAGTGAATTATCGCCGTCTATTACTGATTGAGCAGTTTTAGCGATAAGATTTTGGTCGCGGTAGTACTCGTTGTATATCATTCCGTAGCCGGCGGTAGGGATTGCAGATACGTTTATGGTTCCTCCAACTGCGGATGAACCTCGAGAGACTCCCATATAATCTGCTACTGAGGCTTCCGGGATCCCGTTTGTTGGAACGACGAAAAATGGGAATACAGATGTGTCGAGTCCATTTTCGCCACCGGTGATGAAGTTTTCCCAATTAGGCCAGACCAGGCGATTTGGGACAAAGAAGTAATGAGTAAATACGTTTACAGCATGCATGACCGGAGCGATCATTGGTGCGAAACGTATCATTTGGGCTGTAGATATTTTGAATTTGTCCCCAGGGACAGTTTCAATTAGCAGCATGGGCACGAGTTTGCCCATCTGCATAGATTGTTTTCGATCATGTGATAAATCGAAGGTGTTGGTTTCCGGAGTGCTCATTTGAACCTCCGTAAAAATGTTGCCTTGAGTTTGTTTCATCTGTTTTAGGGTTTGTATGGTACTGTAGGGTAGCCGGGTTTGTCTGGTGGTGCTGGATTGTCGGTGCGCATGTCTTTCCAAGCTTCTTCCCACCATGCTTTGGCTTTGTCGCCAAGGGTTTCGTTAGATGCAGCTTGTGCGATTATTCTGGCCCAGATTGGGTCGCCTTTTTGTATTCCAACTTTGTTTAATTTGATTTCAAGGCGCAT